TCAGTAGCCTTTCAGCGCAACCTTGCTCCGCTCCAACCACGCGGCATTGTGGCTGCGCGCGTGGCGCGACCAGTGCTGGGCATCGTCGATGATGCTGGCGAACAGACTGCGGGCCTGCTCACGGTCGGCAGGCTGCGGTTGTGCCATCAGCCACTCGGCGTAGAGGCAGCGCGCAGTCGCATCGCTTCCGCATTCGACGGCGCGGTCGAACGCGGCGCGCGCACCGGGCGCCTGAGAGGCTGCCAGTGCCTGCGCATAGAGCAGGGTCTGTTCCGACTTACGGCGCACGTCCGGGTGTCGAGCAAACAGACCATCCAGCGTCTCCACCGCAAGTGCGGCGTGCCTGGACTCGAGGCGGGCACGGGCCAGGCAGGTCAGAATGTAAGGGTCGTCACCCAGTGGCGAGCTTGCGGCCTGCTCAAGCAGGGTTCTGGCTTCCTCCGCCTGGCCGGCATCGAGCAGCGTCATGCCCAGGCGAACACGGTTCTGCACGGTGGGCGTGCGCGCCAGCTCGACGCGAGCGTTGCGCAGGTCCTGGCCCGGGTCCATGAGCTGCTTGGCGGAGCGGACCACCTGCCGCGCGCCGCGCGAGTTACGGGCTTCCGGGAAGTAGATCGCCAGGAAGTAGACGACGCTACCGAGCAGCGGGAACGAGAAGAGCAGGATCAGCCAGTAGAGGCTCTGGCCCGAGCGGATGGCGTGCACCGCGAAGTAGATGGCCGCCAGCACGTGGAGTCCGATTCCGATATAGGGCATGTATGCCGCCTCGTCCTTGTGAGGGGTGGGACTATAGTGGGGGAGGGGTGGGGCGCCAATGGGGTGGGGCGATCGGGCGTGACGCGTCACGTTAATGGAGTGGATTCTGCAGGGCGGAGCGCTGCATGCCACTATGTGGCCGAGCTGCATTGATGGAAGGGGGATACATGGAGCGTACGAAAAAGACACTGACGATGGCCGATGTTGCTGGATGGGGTTCGGCGCTCGTCACCTTTGGATTGATTCAAGGCGCCTTCTATCTGAAGGCGTACTGGGGCCATTTCGGACTGGATCCCTTTCAGTTGTCGCCGTAAGCGAGCTTGCGCTGGCGGGCCTTGCGAGCATTGGCATGGTGTTGTTGTTCCTGCCGGTTGCGTTGCTACTTGGTGGCTGGATCGAAGGAAAGGTGACGGCGAGCAAGTCTAAATCCAGCCTGCTGGCGTGGTTGGCGATGGTGCTTTGTCTTGTGGGTCTGGTGGCAGTGCTTTGGTGGTCGAACGGATGGTCCCTTCTGATAGGTGCAGCCTCGGTGGGCATATATGCAATAGCTGTGCGCCTGTCACCAGTGCTCCCAACCGCCGTAAAGGACTCGCCGTGGCTGATCTATGCTCTCGTAATGCTTGTCTACGTGTCGATTTCTTCGAGTTGGCTTGGATCGCGGCGCGCCAAGGAGATCACTGCCAGCGGAAACCCGTCCACGGTGAGTGTGACAATTGATGGCAAAGTACAAGGCGGCCTGGGACTTGCGGGTCGCTTAGGTGATAGTTACGTGCTGTGGGAGCCAGCGGGGAAAGTTGTGCTTCTTGTGCCTGCGGAGGACGTCAATAAGCTGGAGATCGCGCAAAAGCGTGTGATGCCTGTCAAGTCAACCCAATCGTGATGAGGAATTTCTATCTGAGGTGGTGAATGGCCGCAGATGCTCGAGATCAACGCAGGGTGGTCAGTTGATCCTTGGAGAATACTCAGCACCGCACCTCTCTCAGCTAGCTAGATGGAAAAAAAGGCACCTGCATTTCAGCAGCAAGAACCCTTTAAATAATTGGAAATCTCGTGAAAACTCAGGCTCAGCCTCTCCTTTGGAATGACAGATGGACCGCCGTCGAGGGCGTAAAAAAACGTGGCGGCGGACAGGGCTCCATTACGCAAGTTCGCGGAAACGTCTGTGGACGGCTTGGCGCACTGAAAGAAATGCTCCCAGATCCACAAGATCGTGACGAGCGCCGGAGGCGAATGAAGCAAGAGGTTGCGGGACTAATAAAAGTTCAAGGGGACGGCGTCCCCCAAATCTTTGAATCTAACGTTAGCCAAGCCGCAGATGACGAAGAGCTTTACCTCGTCCAGGCCTGGATTGACGGTAATAACCTGCAGCAGTACGTGACAGCGCCCATGCCCATCGACGAATCGCTGGAAATTGCAATGTCACTAGCGCGCATTGTTGAAAGATGTCATGCCAATGGCGTCCTGCATCGCGACATCAAGCCAGAGAACATTATTGTTGACACAGCAGGGAAGCTGCATCTGGTCGACTTCGGCATCGCCTGGCTCCCCCTCGAAGATCGCGAGGACGGGTGGCATACGCGAGCAGGGCAGGAACTCGGGAATCGCTTTGTGCGCCTGCCGGAGATGACCGCTGGCCAGCTGCGCAATGACCCCAGATCGGACGTTACCTTCGTGGTTGCAATACTTTTCTACCTTCTGACAAACGAATACCCGCGAACGTTGTCGTTCGGCGGGGGCGGCGAACCACCCCATAAGCGCCTGCGCAATTCTTTTCCGACTACAACTAAAGATGACCCCAGGATGGATAGGCTAACCAGCATCTTTGATGTCGGTTTCCAGCTTGCGCCAAATCTGCGCTTCCAATCAATCGACAATCTAATCGAGCGCATTGATGAGATTCAACACCCTCGCCAGACCGCTCAACCCGTCGACATGGCGGAATCGGTGGCGCGATATCAGGAAATGATGAGTGAGCACGAGACGGCACAGCGCCACATCGTCCTCATGTCCATGCGAGGGGCCGCTGTTGCCTTTGAGCAGCGTATTCGAGAGCTTAGCGAATCACAGCAACTCGTTCCGTCGATGATGGCGGGCAGCCCGCTTCGAGAGAACGACTCTTGGGTTACGTCCGTGACTTTTACACACGCCACAGGGGGGCAGGAAGTGTCATCACGACACGTGATACAGATGGACGAGGCGGATATCGTCTGCACATTCAGCGTTGACGGCGAGCGTAGCGATTACTACCAAGGGCACGCAGTAGACACCATCAGGTTGAACGAAGAGGTGCGCCACCACGCAGACATTTTCTTCGCCCTGGTGCTAGGCGCGTTCGTACGGAAGGTGGCTGCCCAGCGTGCATTCATGAATCTACTCGAGTACTGAGTAAATGAATAGCCTAGATGAGCTTTCGGCGGCCGATTGATGAGCAGTCTGTTTCGACCGCCGAGCGCATCAGGGCTGCAGCGGGACGTCTGTGACGAGCGCGAGCGAGACACGGCCGGCTGCCGCCGCGGCAAATGGGAACGGCCTGATCGTACGTTGGCAAATGCCCTTCTGCACGTTCCCAGAAGGCCCGCCGCATCCGGCCATTCTCAAATTACCGTGGCCCATCCGTCGGCACAAAACTTCTTAGAAGCCCTCCGCCCAATATTGTCGGTGAAGTAGGTCTCACCGTTTTACGGGTATACCTCCAACATGAGTAGCGTCCGCCGCCGCCATAGACCCATGTCCAGTCCGGGGGTGTAACATCGACAAAGAATGCCTGACCCAGCAATGATTCTCCTGCGCGAAGACGGTCCCCGCAGAATATTTCATTGGTGCCGGCCAAGCCCTGCAGCTTGCATGCAATATTTGCCGCGGGCCCCACTGCTGTGAGTGAGCTACGATCGTGACTAGCAGCCCCTCGCGGCACCCCAATACGGGCGAGAAGAATGTCGCCTAGATCGACACCGACTCGAGCGTCCACTCGCTCGATCCCGTGCTGCTTCAGGACTGGATTCACAACATCCTCCAGCACGAACAACATTTCGCTACATGCGGAAAGCGCCTTAGATGCGATCGAGGCAGCGTTTTCACCAGCGCCCAACACCGCCATCAAGCCATCACCAGTATTCTTCTCAACGTAAGCGCCGTGCCTGAAAAGGACGCGCATCATGGAAGGAATCACGCAGTTCAGCATGAAAAGAGTCTTCTTTAGCTCATCAATTTGCGACGAGGACGTCCTTCTAGTGAAGCCGCGGATGTCGAAGAAGATCACGGCAGCCGTTACACTGCGCGCTGAACCGATAGAGAGATCCTCTACGGATGGCGCTACACGCCCGCTGGTGATATCACTCAGGCGCTCAATCGTCGTCGGGACGCTATTTGCGAGGGCTGAGACATAGCCGCTGTAGTCCGCAAATGAAAGGCGAGGGCTCATGTCAGTTCACTGCAACTGCGAGGGCAATTGAAGCGCAGGCGGCTCCGAACCAGACTATCGCTCGTCGAACATGGAGCGTCTTCCTGATGAGAATCCGACTCACCTCAAAATTCTGGCGCGCGTACTCCCGCCCGATGTCTTCGTCTGTCAATTTCTCAACTGATTTCCAGTAGTCCTCTGCGCTCTTAAAGCCCGAGACATCAGTCCAGAAGATATGCCCATTTCCGCTATGAGGCGTTCTGGGAAGCACTGTATGCAGCGCGTAGAACGATGCCACCCCAGCGAATGAAACCCCCACGATCCGCAGGATTGGATCGGCGCTCTTTGCCTGATCGGAAAGACCCAACCCGATAAGCACAAGCGCCGCAGCTGCCACCGCCGTTGCCTTCACATCCATCAACTGGACGTATTGATTCAGATATCCGTTTACCGTCGATGGAAAATTCCGCCTGTCCATGGGCACCCCAAAAGAAATTTTGGAAAGATTACGCCAAACCGGGCTGCAGCCGCGTCTCCTGGGGTGTAGGGGCGTCGCCGCACGAGAGCGCCTTACACGCGCTGGCGTGACCTCGGCCCACGAGTCATGTAGACCACATTGGACGCGCACACATGCCCAACTGCCGTTCTCTGCGGATTCTGAGGGCATCGGCAAGGTAGATGACGCTAGATTTCGCCGTGGACGAGACTCTCCGGGTGGCCGAGGTCGCAGGCAAGAGCCGAGCCAGAGGCCCAGCCATTGCCATGCGGAAGAGACGAAGGCTCGGATTCGGCCGATCCATGATTTCGCATAATGTATATTATGTTCAAGGCGATCCGGGGGTGGCTGGCACGCATCTTGCCTCGACCCTCGGCCCTGCTGTGGCATGGAGCCTGATTGTGCGTGATCGCAACCTAACCGGCCCTTGGGCCGGTTTTTCGTTTAAGGGTGGCCGACTGGTCACCCCCGAAGGCCGCGAGCTGGAGCCGCAGGATCTCGCGTGGCTGTCTCTCACTGCTGCACAGGCACAGGAATGGCGACGGCTGATGGAAGACTCTGCGCCACGAAAAGACCTGGTGCAACGCCGCCGGAAACCCTTGGCCTACAAGGGTTCTGAAATCGTGGATCTCCGGGAAGTCGTCCGCCGACGGACAGAAAAGCGGTCATCGCTGGCGATGGCTGGCCCCGACGCCGAGCCACCAGCGGCAGTCCTGCCGGTACCGGGGCCGAAACGCCGCCAGCGCGTGTGAGGCGCTTCCGTAGGGGCGCTGCCCCTACACCCCGGCTAGAATGCGCGCAGGACGCCTTGGGGGCCGTATGGAACGCGAACGACCGGAGTACCTGCAACCTATCCCACGCTCACGCTGGGAGTTTCCGTGGATGGCCTTGTGGGCCGTTCTACTACTGGGCATGGCCGGTGCTGGGATCTGGCTGCACCTGAAGACCGGCAGCGCTTGGGATGCGCGCTTTCAGGCCGCGCCTGCACCAATCGCGCCAACCAGCGTAGATCGCGACCCCCAGCCCGAACCGATAGCGGATCAGAAAAAAGTAGTGCTGGCCGAAGTGCGCGCGCGACGAGAACAGGCAGAACGCGAGGCACAGCAGCGGCGCAGCGAGACAAGGTGCATCGGCGGAATCACGTTCCGCCGCATACCTGGTGGCTGGGAGAATGTACCGGGCCAGCCCTGTCCGTGATGCATCACCTTAATCAGAAGCTGGCCGGATAAGGTGGCGTCTCTGGGAACGTGCCCAAGGGGCGCTTCCCAACTGCAATTAGGGTGCTCCCGTTCGCCGCGGCGGTGGTCGGCTGTGTCTCGCTCGCGCTCGTCACAGGCGACCCCGCCGCAGCCTTTATGCGCGCGGTCGTAGCATCGGACTGCTCGCCAAACGGGTCTACGGGCCAAGTCGTGGCAATGATCTCGTGCCCCTTAGCGCTCAGCAGCACGCCAAACTCGGTTCGCTTCACAGACCAGCCCAGCGCCCACAGCTGCTCAGTGGTGAAACGATCGAGCACTTGCCCGCCGCCTGACGCGCGAAACTCCACGATGTCGCGCTGGCCGTACCACCCGGCGTGCCTCGCCCTGGCATTGGCCGCCATGTCCAGAATGTACTGAACGCCCGCAGGAAGCTTCTCCTTCGTCTTGGGCGTCTCGACAACCTTTGTGACCACCGTGGCCGGCTGAGCACCCGGCGCATGCGCTATCGCGGGAATTGCGGCCTTCTGGGAAGCGACAACTTCTTTCAGCTTGCCGCTCTCTCCGGTGGTGCCACCAGCGAAGAAGAATCGCCCCAACATCACCACGCCAACCACGAGCGCCAGCACCATCAGGATTGACGGGCCGCGCAGGGTCTTCCAGAGCGTGCGCGTGTTGCCCTTGTAAACCTCGTTGGACTCGATGCCCGGCTGCACGCCGTGGTAAAGCTCCCAGATCGCCGGATCATACTTCCGCACCTCGGTGCCCACCGTTTCGTATTTGCCGGTGCCAGTGGCCGCATAGAACCGCACCGAATACCGCTGATCGGACCCCAGCGCGTCGAGCTTGGTATACGTGTTCTTCTTCGCCATGCGGCGGATGATCAGGCGGTGCAGGTCTTTGCAGTCCTGCGAAATGATCACAATGTCCAAGCTGATATGGCCGTGCTTGGCGAAGAAGTTTGCAGCGCGCTCAGGCAGATTGGCACGGTTGGTCGGCCAGTACTCGTGCGCCTCATCGATCACGATCAGTGCGTGCTTCTCGATATGTGGGAACGAAATGGCGCCATCGTTGTCGGTGTCGCAGACGCACCAGTCAACCACTTCCTTGTCGCCCATCACGTGCACCAGCTCGCGCACTTCTTCTTCAGGCATGCCCAGGTGGGCGGCGATCTTGTCAAGGCTCTCCCCTACCCCGTTTAGGCGCACGTAGACATGCCGCTTCGCCCGCAATGCAGGAAGGATGTGATGCAGAACCGTCTCGTAGCTCTTGCCGCTGCGCGGCAAGCCTTCATGGCCGAAGATCATCTCGTTACGTCCACTGGAAGAGAGTGAGGAACACCCGCACAAGGCGGAATACAAGTGCAGCCGTCAGTACCGCGATAGCCTCACCGAGGCGCAACTGGGCAACGATGAACGCTGTCCACGGCCCTGCAGCGTTGAGCATTGCGCAGAAGCTGATCTGCGACAGGAAATCAGGCGCTGGAATCAGGTACACGATGGCCTTGACAAACGACAACACCAATTCGATGAAGTCGGTCTGTAGATCCGTCATGAAGTCGGAGAAGTCCGCCCACAACGACGTGATCTGTTCCTTTGCCCACGTGGTGAGGGCGGTGACCGGCCCGACCCCATCGGCATATGCCCACGAAGCTGACAACGCGAGCACAAGCAGCGCAGCAGCCAGCACGATCAGATGATTACGCTTCATAGCAGTGCCCACCTCAGCGCCACGATGCCCATGCCCGCAAGGAAGACGAATCCGGCGTACTGGAATAGCTGTAGCAGTGGACCAGAGCACAGCGACGCCAGGTCAAACTTGCCCGCGTACTGCCCGCCGTCCCATGTTGCGGTCGGGCAACTGCCACCACCGGTACAGCTACCGAAGAAGCCTTTGACCTTCGACAAGATCGGGGCGCCCTCAATGGCCGTCTTGAACTCCGCTAGCACCTTCTGAACCGTCTTGCCGGATTTCTTGTAGAGGCGCCCTGTCGTAGGTCCCGGCGCCCCTCCGTCACCGCCCTCGCCCGTTCCCGGGCCCGGCCCAGGTCCCGCACAGCCGTCCGGGTCTTTGCATTCGCCATCCCCGTCGCCATCACCATCACCATCACCATCACCGGGCCCGTTGCCACCGCCGCCATCACCGCCCCCACCATCACCGCCCCCGCCGTCACCTCCACCGTCGCCACCGCCATCACCGCCGCCGTCACCTGGGCCGGTTCCACCCCCATCACCCCCGCCTTCGCCCGGATCGGGCGTAGTGGGCGCAGGGTGATCGTTCTCCGTGCACGTGGCACCAGTGGGCGTAAAGAGGCGTCCCGTTGGCGACTGTGCATAGAGCGAGCCGCTATAGGCGCAACCGTTGCTGCACACGCTATCGAGGCCTGCATTGCCGCCGCCCTTCCAGCTGGTTTCTTCTTGTCGAGCTGAGCAAGTGGCATTGGAGCAATACTCGGCGCCCTCATACGGGCCGATCTGATTGCCGCCAGTAGCGCCGGCACGGTCAAATACCCAGTAGGTCTGCCGGTAGCATTTTTTATAGCCTTGGATGGTGATAGGTACGCACGAAGACTTCGCCACGTTGTACCCGCCTGATGTGGCCTTCGGCATCTCAGACATGCACTTTAGGTAGGACTCCCCTTCATCGGCACTCACGACAGCCGCATGCGCGCTGACCGTGCACAAGGCAATCGAGAGAACTACGAGAATCCAATACCTAATCACTGACTTGCCTCATTGAATGCCAAGGCAACGGCATGGCCTGTGAGGCCGCCGATAAACGCGAAAACCATGCAAACCAGCATCGTCAATCCTCCCTCTCTGATTGGCCGCAGAAGACGCACTCGCCGCCGTCGTAGTCATGGCCGGTGTCACCACAGACGGCCTCCTCAACCTCGCCCGCCTCTTCGTCGGCATGCTCGTCGGCGTCCTGATCCTCCCGGTCCTCAAAGAAGCCCGCGATCTTGTCAACGCACCAACGGCCAAACCACGGAAGCGCCATGAGCGTCCCCGCTGCAACGATCGCGGCGACAGCCTGAGCAACGGACAGCCCGAGAAAAACCCCACTGAAATCCATCATCAGCCCCTAGTAATCGATGACAGCGCGGCACTCCGTGCACCATAGGTTGCCGTCGTCCAACGCGATCACGTCATCACCGCCGCACTCGGGACACCAGTCGTCCTGGTATTCGTCGGTGTTGACGTCATCGGGCTGCGTCTGCATAGGAATCGGGGCCGGTTTCCCAGCCCCTCCCCGTCACGATTCTTCCGCGATCAGCGGAAGAAGGTCGCGACCTTGTTGGTCGCCCAGCGGGCAAAGCCGGGCGAGGCCTTGATGGCACCTGCACCGATGATGGCGGTAACGGCACTGGTTGCTGCGAGACCGGTCAAGATGCTGTCGAAATCCATTGCACTACTCCTTCTGTGATGCGCGGTTTGCGCGGGATATGGGTTGGTCAATCCCGTTCTGTACTGACCGACTTCACGACGGCGCCCACGATGTAGCCCAGCACGTTCAGTGCGAGCACCAGCGTGAACACCCCCGAGAACCAACCAGCGGCCACTTCCGGTTCGGGCCACTGGAATAGATCGATGAGAATTGAGGCCTGAGCGTGTTCCGCCGCCGACACAAGCACATACCCGCCACACTGCGATGCAGGCTCCCCGGTGGGTACGAGCGTCCCCTCGGCGGTCAGAGACACGCACACGGCCATGGCTTAGGCCTGAGCAGTCGCGCGAGGTGCAACCTTCGGCACCATGCGCAGGACGGTGAACTTGCTCAGCGATGCGACGCCCTTGTTGACCTGCAACATGGACTCAACGTCGAGCTCGTACTCGCCTTCGGGGTAGCCCGGCTGGCCCTTGTCCAGGCGCACGTCGAACGGATACGCAAAACCACCGGTTTCAAGCTTGGCCTTCTGCTTGCGGGTGGTGTACTCGACGTTCTCGCCAGCGTCGTTCTTGAAGCTGCCGCCGCGTTCGTCAATTTCGTTCTTAAGGACGGTGACCTTGATGCTCATGTGCTGTTACCCCTTTGAGGTTGGCTGTACGGCCGCGATTTCGGGCCAGTGCGCTGCTGTGTCACCTGTGACCCACTTCGGCAGCGATGGCGAAGTGCAGGATTCGATTACCGCCCGCAACGCCTGATCGTCAGGGCAGTTCTTGGCGATGAAATTGAGGGCCGCACCGTACTGGCGGCGGATGTGACGACGAACGCTCTTCCACGTCGCTTCAACGGCGGCTTTCGTGATTTCGATGCGCGTGGCAACGCAGCGCAGAAAGGACAGGACCGGGTAGGCGCCGAGCAGGTACGAGGCGGGATCACGCAGAATGTCGAGCGGCAGTTCCTTGCGGTTGGAGTTGCGGAACTGCGCCTCATAGCGCACCCAAGGCGAACTCTTGTCGCCCTGCTCCCTGCCCTTCTCGTAGACGCGCAACTGCTTTTCTGACTTCTTGCCGCCGATGTAGAGCGTCTTGCCGTCGCCGCTGTCGTAGTCGTCCACCAGCTGCGCCTTGGGGCGCTGGCCACGGTTGTCGAACTCACCAGCTGCATACCACTTCTGCGCGAGACGCAATGGGTACTCGCCCACCAGGTCATCGGCGCACACATCCACACGGGTGATCCTTCCGGCGCAGCTTTCGAGCTTCGCTCGAAGCTCCAGCCACCGCTGCGCATGGCCGCAGCGCGCTGCGCCTATCGCCTTGCACCCATCACCGGTTAGCTCGATGCGAGCGGTATACGTGCCATCTGCGCGGCGGCACTCTTCGCCGCCGAGTTCGATCATGCCGACGAACTTCTTGGCCGCGTCGATGATCTTGATTCGCCACGTGTAGAAGCGACCGCCGCCCGCCACCTCGTCCAGTTCAAGGCCCAGCCCCGCGAAAAACCAGCAGAACACCTGCAGGGCCGCAATACGTGCATTGTCCGGGGAGAACTCGATCCACTGGCGGACCTCTTCGAAGCTGTCGCCATCACGGAACGCGAGTTCGTCCAGCGCTGCGCGCAGATCGATGGAAGCGGAAAACCAGTCAATGCCGACCGTCAGGGTGCCCGTCTCGTTCCTGAATTCACTGACTCCCCTGTTAGACGCGGGGAGTCCCGACCCGGTCAGCACCGCGCGATCACCGGCCATTGCAGCGGCCCTTCCAGAGCTTCCACAGGCGACGAAGCGCCAGCCATGCCTGCTCGATCACGATGGAGAGCAACGACGCTCCCAGCCAAACGGTGATCAGAGCGGCGCACGCCGCCAGACCCATATCGAGCTCCGCCAGTTCGGCGAATGAGGGATACCGGCTCATGCAGCGCGCTCCTGTTCTTCGGCAAAGGCGGCTGCGGCCAGCAGGTCGCCGCGCTTGGTGGCGGCAATCTCAGCCTTTGCGAGTGCGATGACCTGGGCTTCGCGGGACTGCTGCGCGGCGGTGTAGTCACGCCGGTCGAGCAGCCACGACACGATGCGAGCGCAGCCAATGGACACGACCACGATGGCCGCCAGCAGCACGAAGGTAATGAGCGGATCGATCA